GTAGACTTAACATCTTTTAAATTTGCTTCCAACCATAACATCTGGTCTTTGCCTAGCTTATCCACACCTGAGATACCAATATCCTCTTGAATATCTGATTTAGTGCGTTTCTCTCTAGCAGAAATAGGTCTGTGACAAAAAGCCATAATTTCCGCTACAGTTTTTAAATTGTGAGCTTTACCAATCTGCTGATAAAATCGTTCACCCATAGCGTTTAATCCCTCTTTGCCAATTCAATAAAGATATTATACGTGAATATAAGCAGAAAGGGAACTAATTTTTAAAAGCAAAAAGGGTGCTGCCTTAAGACAACACCCTCTTTTTACCCCCAGCGTGCCGGGGAATCCGTTCTTGTATCTACGTGTGTGAAGGTTTTGTATCTTCCTAGTGATATTTTAATACCAAAAGTATTATCCAAGTAAGCATAAACTTCCTCCACGGATACGTCCTTTACTACAATATCTGCTGCCCTAGCTTTAACATGTTGGGAATTTTTAGCTCCCCCTATCTTAGCGTTGTATACAGCACATCTACATCCTGAGTTAATAGTAACACTCTTATTAAAGTGTTCCCGTACAGCAACTAGTATGTCATACAAAGCTACATCTACGGTATCAAACCCACACCCACATTTACACGCAAATTCTTTCCTACTAAATCCTTTATCCCAGTTCATTATAAATATCTCCCGATTGCTCTTGCATTAGGTTTACAGATAGAATCTATAAACTCTTGCGTTAGACTAAAAGAAGGATCTTTGTAGCCTATACCAATATGTCCTGAATAGATATTATCTATAGAGTATATTGGGCATGTGTATAAAACCTTTATACCTGCTGCTTCAAGCTTAGTAGAATCGAATAAAATATCAACATAACTATTCTTTGTTAAATCTAGTGTAAATGTTCTGCTAGATAAGTGCTCTAAGTACATCTTGGATGCTTTCTTAATAACTAATCTAGTTCGCATATCGACGGAGACTCCATTAGATTCTCCCTCCTTTGCTAGTATTCGCATATAATCGTTCTGTTGTTTGGGGTTATAGGTTGCTACATAAACTAAATCAGCATAAACCTGACCATAGATTAAGTTAATACGTTCTCTAGCAATTACAGGCAAGAGATTTACTCTTTCTCTTTCTAATGATTCTACTACAGATCCTCTTGTAAATTCTTTAGCTACCTTAACGACAGCATCAGGATTATCAATAAGAACCCAACCAAATAGAAGCACTAATAGAGTAAGAGTACGTAATAAAAACGTCTTAGGGTCTTTTATCTCCGAGAGTAGTTTAAACATATATGTTAACAATTGTTCTTTCATTAAAGTATATCCTCTCAGGCTAGAGTATACTATTAAACTTTTATTTTTGCAAATAGTTTTTTCCGAAAGACAACTGAAACTAGACTATCAGCTCTAATTTCTAATTTCTGTAAAAACTACTACTTTATATTAGTAGATTATTATTAAATAACATAGTAACTACACGAGCCTTTAAAGATGCTCTAGATTCTGCATCATACGAAGCAAAGTAGTTATGTAAAATCTCATCTTCGGCTATAAGAGGTATTTCTTGCTCTGAGGCATGAGCTTTTGCGGTTTCATCCTCAATACGTGTATCTTTCCCTAGTACCCTAACTATTAAGAAACCATCTTCTTTAAGAAGTTTAGCTTCGTTGATAAAACGTAAATCATCAATGATATTGTAGTTATTATCTAAAGCAACATCTACCCAGGTAGTATCTTTGAAGTGTCGGATAATCTCAGTACCAAGTAGTTGCTGTAATCGTCTAGAGGATATACTATGTAGCGTCCAATACCCTTCTTTTCCTACACCATTTAAATTATCTTGTAGGACTATTACGAATCTATCCCACATTCTATCAAAGGAAACATGGTTGTCTAACCCATAATACATATAAAACTTAGCTGCTTCATTAAATGACTCAGGTGTTATAATGAATGTCATTGGTATTTCTTTAAATTCACCGTATAGGTGCTGGTCTGTCATGTTACATAGTTTACGAAAAAACTCTTTTATTGGAAAAGCAAAACTACCTTTAGTTGGTGCTTTATCTTTTAGTATCTCTTGTATTAACTCGGCTACTAAACCTTTTCCTGCTCCAGCAAATCCTGTTAGGGCTATCTTCATTTATTTAATTCCTTGCATCTAGTGTCTGTTATTTGGTGAGTACAAATTATTTGGGTTAAGTCTTTAATGTATCTAAACATATCTCGTTCGCAAACTGCTATGTTTATATTATCTTGGTATGATAGTATTACTCTACCCTGGTTATCTATCTCTACTGAACTTATTTCACATGTAGCCATAGGACTAGGCCAAGGTAGTAAAAGTGGTTCTGTAGGAGGAGCACTATTTAATGCACATCCTGTAAGAAATATAACTGGTAGTACTAGACTACTTCTTATCCAGTTCATTACATGCCTCCTTATTACCAGAGTAGCATGCTTTTTCTAGATGAAACTTAGCATAGCTTGATTCAATCTTTCTAGATACTAATGTAGGTTTAGCTATTATACCATCTAGTCTAGAAGTGCTAGACTGGAGTTTTCTAATAGTAGAATTAGTTTCTTCTTGGTTATTACCAAATTTGGTTACAACTGATTTTATACCAGTTATATTAGTTTCTAAGTTATCAACTCTATTATTAGATATTTCTAACTTACTTTCTAGGTTACTAATGGTGTACTCTTGGTATTTATATACTCCGAAAAGAGTGCTTGTAACCAATATTAAACCCAGCCATAGGTAGGGGTTCATCAATTGTTGCAACATCCGGTACTTCCTCCTTAGGAATTACTTCTGGTATTACAGTATCAGCGGGTTCTTCATATATATTTTGTATTACAGAATAGGAGAACTCAGGAGATACTGATGGTGTGACTAGGCTAGTAGCCCAGAATATCTTAGCTAGAGCTTCTTCAATATTTTCTAGCTTTATGGGTAGGGATAGGTATATTGCTCCTAGTGCAGCATCTGTGCCACTACCAATTGCGATGATTTCTGAATCGTAATCTAGTAATGAGTAGTTAAACTGCATACAGTATATTCTATCTTCGTAAAGTAATATGAATGTTCCGCCTAAATCCTCTAAACCATCTTTAGTACCATACCCATATGTTTTAAAGATAGCACGTATAGATTCTACTAAGGTTACATTAACAAAGTTTTCAGCGGTTTGTCCCTCTACTCTAGGTGGTAAAGTCCAGTAATGCTCTAGTATTTGACCCATTCTAAAAGAAGAAGTATATCCTATAGCACAGCTTTCTGATTTGTTAAATACCTTTGAGTTTGCTACTTTATTAAAGTGGTGTCCATTACTAGCCATGTAATCTCCAGCTATAATGCTGTGGCCTTCTTACGTTTTAAATGCTACTATGCATGTCATACTAATTATACTCCATAATTATTTATTAAAGTTTATTTGTATCTATATTATACGATAGTTTTTAGCTTATTGTAAACAACATTTTTGCCTTATGATTTAGGTATACCACTGATTTCCTGATTCTTGCTATTTTACACTCGCGCCTTATACCATATTTCCATCTACTACCAACTATAAATTACGGGCATGAAAAAGGGTACACCTAAAAAGATGTACCCTCCGGGACGTAGAAGTAGCGCGGGGGTGGCTTCACCAAGGAATTACTAATAACCTTAACTTCCCCTTTTCCGCGATTTTAATAATTACTAAGCTATATTACTTGAAGTCTATTAGCTTATACCTGAATACTATGGGCTGATTAATGAACACTGAGCTTTGAGGGCTTCAACGGCTTCTGGATCGTGTCCAGAACATTAATTATTCCAATTAAGTATTATGGTAAGCGGTTTAACCCTGACCGCTTGACGGGAGTATTATTTGATGATGTTCTCTACTACATCCCTAATTCAAAACCGTTATACTACTAAGTCTAACTCAATCTTAGTAGTAGCATTGGATTCGTTTAAAGCAATATCGACTTCTGCCATGAACTTATCTACTGACTCAAGCTTTTTAATTAACAACTTGAAAATATCACATGGCTCGATAGTTTCCAACTTGTATAAATCCTCAACGCTAGCTTTCGCTAAGTCTAAAGCTTCCTTAGTTACGGCCTTGTCACGTCCTGCTAGAATCTGGGCACGGTTAGATGCTTCTTCTTCAATAGAACGTTCTGCACTGTTAATAGCTGTGGTAACGGCAGTTGAGGCCTTTGACAGTAAGTTACAGAATGCTTTTTCCTTTTCGATGTTATTCTTACGGTCGATAGCTGCTGCTACTGTCATAGGGACACCATCAACTACTAATGAAGTAACTGCATTTGATTGCGTGATTGATGCTGCAATCTTATCGCGTCTAGCAATAGCTGACTCTAGGCTTTGTAAGAAAGCACGTTGGCGATTACGCAATACATCTTTGTCGGATGTAGGCATAGAAACCTTAGCTACTGTGGCTACTGATGCTGCTGGGCTTGATAGTAAACGATCTAGTTCTTTTTCTTCTACTTTCTTCATTACTAGTAAGCGAGTGATTGAGTATAATTGTGACATTTTATATTTCCTTTTCAATGATTAGTTTAATTTGTTTTTTAGTAATAATTTGGTAGTCCAAGGCGGTTTCGAACCGCTCCTTCCTCCAGTTATGAGCTGGGCGCATTAACCAATTATGCTATTAGACCATTATTAAATAGGAGCCTCCAGAGACGATGAAAGCAGGGAAGGAGACAAAGAAAGAGAGGCTCCTATTTAATAGCCTCTCGTAAGAAAGGCTGGTATTGTTATAAAGCTTTAATCTGTTTAACTACTTGTTTGGTTTGTTGGTAAACTGCTCGGCCACAACTAGGGTCTAACATAATAGTAACTGTAGGATATGTAGAAACTACTTTACCCTCTGCATTCTTGATTGGCTTCAAACGTTCTGTGCCTTCCATTTGCATATACTTAGTAGTACCTGTACCGATACCTTGTTGGCGTAGTACACGACGAATCTGTTTGGCTTTTTTATTACGCATTGTTACTTTCCTTTTATAAGATTAATTAATTAGTGCTGGTTACGTATTCGGGCAGAACCCTTTATCCAGCGTCGTGGTTGACTAGAAGCCTTGACCGTTGTATCACGTTATTTATTCTCGATTATCTAGCATACGAGTGTAAGTGCGTAGCTTGGAACAAATTGGTTAAACACAGTAATAGAGGGCTTTCCTCATGTACGCAATCACTAGTTTACAACCTAACTGACGATCTTAATGGGCAACGTAGATAAGAAAGCTATCTACTGTAGGTTCCAGGGTTGTTGTCGGTAATACGAACCTTTGTTACACGCTAGTTTGGTTTTTCTGAGGACGCTAGGTCGTCCCTTTTATTGGATTGCCGTTCTTTTCGCTATACTACGGTAGCCTGCTAGCACTATTAGTGCCACTTCTCCATATCTAGTCATACACGAACTCGTCTCTCAATTCAATAAATATATTATACGCTAATCTAAGCATTTAGTAAAGGAGTTTTTTAATCTTCTACGTCATGCCCTTCTTCATCATAGCAATCATTACATATGCCTTCATCATTACTATTAGTAAATTCAAGAATTTCGCCTGGATGACCCCACCAAGAGCAACCTGGGCATCTAAACTGTTCTACTTTAGCACATACTTCTTCAAGGTCAAACGCACTTAAACCTAGACTGACTAACATATCTTCACCACGTTGGTTATCACAACCACCAGCTACTTGGTCTGCAATCTCGTCAATCTGTGTACTAGTTAAGTCATCAATATTCATTGCTTATTTCCTTTCTCAATTCAATAAAGCTATTATACGCTAAGATAAGCATCTAGTAAAGAAGTTTTTTAATATTTTTCTAGCGCTGACTTCAATTGTACGTAAGCCTTTTGGTACTTCTGCATACGTTCAAAGTCTTTATCAGTTAATCCTTTTAAACGAGTAAGGTCGCTGTTATGACGTAAGTCTGCTAACTTAACTAGGATAGCATCTTTATTAGTACAGATACCATCAATGTATGCTTGATAGCTAACGCCCTTGACATGCGTTAAAAGATGCAAAGCATCTGTAGCGCGTGTGTGGAACCCTAAGGAAATTAAGTCAGATAACTTAGTGCTAGTATCTTCTAGTAAGTCATGCATTACTGCAATCTGTTTAACTACTGGGTCGCTAGACCTTACTTTATGCATAACTGTTAAGCAATGTAAAATATAAGGTTGACCACCACGGTCAAACTGGTCTTGATGACCTTGTGCGGCTAAAGCAATTGCTTTTGCTAGTAGTTCTTGTTGTGTTTTCATTTCCATAACTGTTCTCCATTAATAACTGTACACCATGTACTATCAATTCTTGTCATAAAAGGTTTTCTCTGTGGATTACCATGACTATCATGGGTTACAGCTACATATAGTAACGGTGTAGTACCTTTACGAAATATAATATGTTTTACTTCACCTGTCCATCTAGCTCTAAAGTGGGAACGTACTATGGTACTAACTTTTATTTGGTTTTTCATTTCTGTACCTTTCCTAACTCAATAAAGCTATTATACGTTATTTATACGAGGTATGCAACGTATTTTTTACTCTTTCTATAGTTGCTTTTAATGCTTTTGCTTCCATTTTTGATTTTTCGCTAATACGTCTAGTATACGTAATAACTTCTTTCTCTGTTCTACCTATTACATCAAAGGTGGAGCATATGTGCCCAAAGAAATCCTCTAATGAGGTGATAGAGTATATTAGGCAACCCTTGCTTTGAGCATCTATCTCCACACTAGCTACTACATTTACAACATAAGGACTGGTGTAGCTTCCACCATTATTTTTAGCTACCCAGATATTCTCTCCTACTGAGGGAATAGTCTCCCATCCTTTATCCTTTAAGCTAGTATTTATAACTGTTCCTACATTTAGTTTCATACTTATTTCCTTAAATACTTGGGTGTAAGTCCTAGCTCACGTTCAAACATATTTCTAAAATGGATTACTATATCATCTACCGTAATCTGTGATTCCAACTGTTGTGCTTTTTCTAATATCTTAGGCATCTTGTGCCCAGCTCTCCAACAATCAAACATTAATTTATCCATAACTATTCCTTACCAGTCGTAATAAACAGAGCTAATAGCAGCTTTCATTAATGCTTCGCGTAGCTCAACCATCATTGGGTGATTAACTAATATTAAATATGGGTCATCACATCCTGCTTCTTCTAGTCTATAGTACTCCTTAGAGAACTTACTATCCTCGTTACATACTAGTGACTCCATAATAGCTTCTAGCTGCTCAACTAGGTCAATGCTACTATATCTCTCAGCATGTACCATACCATCATAGCAAATAGGTTCATCATGTTCTGGTATAATATTATTCCAACCATCCCATGTGTAACGGTGCTCACTACCACCTAGTCTATACCAAGCTAGGTAGTGTTCCCAACGTCTATTGTGCCCAATAAATTCAGTATCTTGGAATGTACGTCTTAGGGCAAACATTAAAGCTATTTTTCTTTCAGATAATTCTTTCTCTTCTAGTATTAAGTCCATAATTAGCTCCTTAGCTTAAATTAGTAAAGTATTGTATACCTTCGTCTGACCAGTAAGTAAGTGTTACTGCAATAACAGGTGCTCCTAAGTCTGTGTAGAATCTATCCATTTCTATGCCTTCCATATCAGATACTAAGTCATATCCTTCTATATCAGAAATTTCTACATCTTCTAAGTTATTCTCATATACATATAAGCATTATAGATAGAAATTTAATACCTTTAATAACTTTACTTCATCATACTCACTAAACATAAGTACTATGTCTGATTCCCCGTCAGCATCACCATGCATAAAATCTACGTCTAACTGGTAGGAATTTGTATGTGGTTTTCCAATAGGGACTTGACTTCCTAATTGTATTTTTTTAATTTTTTTCATCTGCTTTCTTCCTTTCTTAATTCAATATAGCTATTATACGCTAGATTTAGCGGTTAGTAAAGAAAATTATTACAAAAAAGCCCTGACTAATGTCAAGGCTCTTTATGATAACTTCCGTACATACAGTGCAACACTTCATGTCCTAGGATTCTTTCTACTTCACTAGATGCCGTAGTCGGCTTTACTATGTGAACTATACAAGTATTCGTGGGGTCGTTTAGATACCATGTAGCTAAACCGGCAACCATTACATGATTAGGGTTGTATGTATCCTTAATATATCTATTAAGTTCCATATCGTCTTTAAATAATTTTACTTCTAGCTTTACCTGAGTACGAACAGTACTATTATCTAATACTGGGTAGATCCTGCCACAAGCTGCTGCCAGTAATAGGGTAAATACTATCATTATAAATAAGTTTTTAATGATAACCTCCAAGTTTAAAACGTGCTAAAACCCTAGAGTATTAGTCTAAGGTTCTGCAATTTGCTTATTTAAAGTCCTAAGCTGTGGGACTATTGTTGTAACAATTTGGCGGAAGTAGTAGGCCTCGAACCTACATAGCGTTGCCACTGTCTCTCCTTAGCAAGGAGGCCGTTTACCATTGAACGTATACTTCCTTTAATTCTTAATAACGTCTATTGTTTTACCCTCGATATTTGTAACATAGCAAGTGTGATAATACTGTTTTTCGGCAAAATCTGGTGAAGCTTCTAGAGCTTGTGCTACCTTCTCTGAGCAAACTATATAATCTGCTCCATTAGTTTGGGTAAGTCCAGGATAGACAGTAACTGTCTTAATTCCGGATGTGTGAGTATACACTACATAATTTGGTACTGCTACAGTTGCTTGCACGTTTGTACTAGAGTTAAATATTGAACTGAATTTTAATGTTAACATATGTTTCCTTATTTGTTTGCTTATTTGTTTGATTAGTTGACTGGCTTGTTGAGGACTTTAACCCCTCCAACCGTACAAGCGCTCTAAGATAAACGGTTAACAGTCTAACAATACATTCCGTAGTAGCGGTATTGTGGCTGATTTGGTACTCACTGTTGGAATCGAACCAACGTCGCTTCCGTGTAAAGGAAGTGCATATCCCCTTTGCTAAGCGAGCTTAATTAGTCGTAGTACTTCATCTATAGCAGGTTTAGCAGTCTCAGTATGCTCCCCTACTAACTCTATGAACTTAACTAGTACATTAATATAATCTATTCGTTCTTGTATGCCCATACTAAAAATCCCATAACTGTTCTTTCATTAGTCTAGTTTCTTCTTCAAAATCAATGCCAAGCTTAAACACTTCATTGGCAGTAGCTAAGGACATACCCCAAAACGCTTGAGTATCGTTTTCTACTACTTCCATTGCTTCGGTTAACTCTTCACTCATTTTAGCTTCTCTTGCAGGTATTTCTGCGTAAGAGCCGTGCATCAAACTTCTGTCCCAGTTACGAATAGCTTCATCCATATTAGTTAAACCACATACAAAAGCTAATTCTACTGCAAACTTAATACTAGGATACTCCATTAGTCTCTCTCCTTACCACATATTCGGCATTCAGATACATGTACAGAATCATTATGTACTATATAGGAGAACTTAAACTTGTAGTCATGTTCTCCCTCAGCACATTCTTTTTTATCTGATTCTTTATGTTTATTCGTCATCTGAGTCATATGCATCTTCCTCGTATTGCGGAGTTAATTTATCTTGATCAATTAACTCATAATTTTCATTATATAGACGAATAATGCCAGTATCTAAATCAATTAATTGGCAACGAGTTGTTCCTGAAACTAACTCTAAAGCATCTGATATAGATGGGCTAACAAATACAGTAGGGTAGCTATTACCTAAGTCTTGTACTAATATGGTCATAATGTTTCCTTTAATTAATTGGTGTCTGACCCTTCGGCTCGACCGAAGTAGCGGTACTGGCCAAGTACGCCCTCATTACGAGAGAGCTGGGAACTCAATATCCCTAAATGCTTGTGCAACTATGTCAGACATTGTTTGGTGGAGTATACGGGACTACGTAGTTACCCGTTCAGGCATTTGCTAATCCCTGCGTGTTAGACGATTGCATTACCCCATTGTTTGGCGGAAGCCGTGGGGATCGAACCCACACGCCCATCACTGAGCTAACTGTTTTCAAGACAGCATCCGTCGCCAGCCTTCGGATGGGACTTCCTTAATTCTTTATTTAACGCTAGCAGTAGATAATGTAGCTAGAACCATACACTTAGGGTCTTGGTTATAGCTATCATCTAGAGCACAGCTAATAGCTACGGGAGATACTCCATCTTTAACCATTTGAGCAACAATGTTATTTTTGTTATTATAATACCCTGTAATTGATAATACTAGAGCTATAGCAAACACTAATACCATTGAACAAATACTTGTATAAAATTTTGCGTCGCTGTCCATTTTGTTTCCTTATTGCGTTTATGGTTATTATTTTTAAACAACTCTATTCCACAACCACCTATTGACTAGATAGACATGTTGCTTTCCATTAGTCTCAGTCAAAGACCTTAGTGCCCCCCTTTGGGGCATAGTAGAGGGTTTCAAATCCCCCACCCTAAAAGCTGTTTAAAAATAAGGTTAGATAGCAACCTTAACATGTTTCTTTTTCTTCAATTTAATACTGCAAGCTATACCTATTGCTCCACCTAGAGCAGTTGGTATTAGACTTTGATAGGGGTCATTAGAAATAATCCCGATAGAAGCAACTGTGCAGACTGACATTAATAGGCTAGTAAGCATTGCTGCTAAAGTTTCTTCTCTAATTACGTTAAACGTCTGTACTCCGCGTAGGAATATAGAGCCTAATGTTACAATGAACTGCGTAGTAAAGAACGCTAAGTCAAATGTAAATATAGCGTATATGTGGTCTAACATAGTTGCTTTCCTATTTATTTGGTGCCCGTACACGGATTCGAACCGCGATAACTTGATTACAAAACAAGCGTACTAGCCTTTATACGATACAGGCGAATGTATCGGCACTATCTAATCTTTATCCAACCTGATTTCGCAGGGAATCGAACCCCGTTTTAAGTTACATAGATAGTGCCAAATTGGTCTCCCTGAGTGGATTCGAACCACTGACCCCTCGCGTCCAAGGCGAGCACGCTGACCAGACTGCGCTACAGAGAGTTTATTTAATTTGTAGTACCTAGCGGGCGTTAGGTTGCTAGGATTCCCTATTCACGTCTTAGGTGTTTCCTTTACTACAAAATTGGTACAGATGACTGGAATCGAACCAGTATTTACAACTCCTATTACGGTTACTTGCTTCGTAGGCAAGCTCGGTTACATCTGCATTATATATCTTCTGACACCCTATAATAGGTGCTCTCTAAATGTTCTTTAGATGAACTCCACATAATTTCTAGGTTATTGTGAATTTCACTTTCAAATGGGTTATGTACCATGTAGATGGTAATACCTGCATTTAGTTTATTAAACATTTTCATCCAGTGAGTATCTTTATACTCACCTGAACTAGGTAGATTAGTAACTCCTGCCCCTTTCAATGCCGCTACTAGCTCATAAGTATTATCAAACTTAGTATGGGTAAGCTTGGTTATTAACCATTCTACTTGAATCATAACTTTACCTTTAAATTGGTGGAGCTGGGTGGAATCGAACCACGTGCCCAGCGGGACAGGATTTACAGTCCTGCGAAGCTCCATAGCCTCCTTACATGCCACCTCCAAAATATTGAGAGCTTTAACGTAGCCCAGATAAGATTAGTATCAACGATAGGTTATTTAGTTGTCTACCTACTTAGACTAGTGTGGACTTTCCACCCACTTGCAACACCAAGTTAAACGCTATTGTGCTTCGTAGCGATGCATATTTTAAGGCCACCCATTTAGGGTCTAACATTCATTTTTAAACACTCTAGTCTAAGTGCTTTCCAGTCAGAGGTTGTATCCGCCCCTCTCTTAAACGTTCCCTAGGGAACTAACCACAACTGACGTAATCTGTGGCAACT